ATCACGAATTTGATCAAACACAACAAGCTCTTTATGAACAATTGTATCAACGTCAAGCCATACTAATGGCTCTCTAAGTTCATTCATCATTTCGCAAATAAATCTCGGCTTTGAGAGGCAGTTTGAACGATATGAGCCCTTGGATGGCTTGTGTCTGATATGACTAGGAGTGTTTAGTTGGTCAAGACTCTTCTTGAGACGAGTAGCATGATCACTATAGTAGGTTCTTCCTTCTATATCAGAATAAAAAGAAATCACTGGTGTTTTCATAGTAGTATTTATAGCTTCTGTATCATCTGGTAAAGAATGTCATCTGCATTACTCATACTCATAACTCTTTCGAAGTTATCCTGCACAGCATCAATCTTTGAATAATATAGATCTGGAGTGAGAGCTGCTGGGTCAAATGAAGAATTTAGCATCAATATTCCATCGGTATTGAAATAGTTTCCAACGTCTGGAGTTCCCCAGTACACTGGTATTGTTCCTGTTGCAAAACAATCAGTCAATTTTTCAGTAAAGTATGTACTATACTTGTCATTTTCTATGACAATCGAGAACATGTATGGGTCCAACGCTATACTTTTATCGCCCCATGGTCTTTTTTCATATCCAAATCTAGGTGAACCGCAAACTCCCCCATATAGGTCTACTTTATTTTTCCATTTATCACCCAAGGAATGGCGTATCTGGTGACCAATAGTAAGATTTTTGGGGGAAGCGATGAAAGAAACTAATTTAGTTTTTTCATGAATTTTTGGTTTTTCAGTCCAAGGAAGATTGCTTCCAGCAAAAGCAAAGTGTATATTTGGAAACTTTCCAACATAACTCTTATCAGAGATGTACACCGCATCATAACTTTCAGAAATTTTTTGAAGATGGGTTTCAAAAAGATCTTTTGGAAAGTACATTTCAAAAAAAATAGCTCTGGATTCGCAAACCCAGGCTATCTTCTTTTCCCCAGTTTTTTTAGGATAACTTATACCATGACCGATGGCGGCATCCATAAAAACTTTAATTGGTGCTTCATCATTGGTCCAACTGAAATGTTTTGGTACTTTATCTGAACACGACGACTGTTTTACGTTAAACGGTGCCCCGATTGCCTGCATATAATCCATATAGTTCACTTTCCTATATGGTATTTAGGTACGAGTTGCCACTCGCTTTTCTCCTTATGTGAGACTATTTTGAGTCTGGCTAGACTGAGTTGAGGTGAGGCATATTCCTCTGGATCAACCGCATCGCAAAGACCCCACTCTATAAGCAGTTTTACAATCGTATTTCTGCGTCCAATGTCATCATCTGAAAGATCACTTTCTAGATCATCCAGAATGAACATTTCCTTGAAATGCATGATGGCATATCTACCCCTTTTGTGTAGAATATGACATGACTGAAATAACTTCTTTTCTTTCTTAGAGGAAACACCTATTCGGGTGAGAGTTTCTTTTATCTTAAGAAAATCTTCTTTATTCTTCAGCGAGATTTCTACCCCTAGATCCTCAAAAATATCATCATCTTGTTCCATTCAATACTCCATAAAATATTAAATATTTATATTATTTAATATTTTCATTGGAGTTAAGTGAATCATGAATGTGTTTTAGTTGTTCTTCTGTCAGGATATTGAGGGCTTCTTTTGCCTTCTTAGTCGAAATATTGTAGTATTTGCACAGGTTTGCAATATTCTCATCTTCCTCCTTAACCTTCCAAGGAGAATACCTCTTTCTCTTGGAGATCGAGTAAAAGTAATAGTCATACTGCATCTTCTTAGGCAAATGGTTCATTTTGTTCATGAAATTTGCCTGAAAAATAGTATCGGGGAAATGTGAGAACGCTTTGTTCACCACAAATCCCGTATACCATTTTTCACAGTTTGCATCCCGATCAATCAGGTTGATTTTGGTATTATTGAGAGAATCTAGATAATCTCCTAGTTTCATGACTTGAACTCACAGGACATCATAAGTTCCACCAGACAGGCAACCATGTTTATCTCCTGATCGCTCACGAAAGCCGCCTTGTATTGGTACTCGCCAATGACCAGAATGGCCTGTGGAATGCTAGATGGTGTCATGCACTCGTATAGATTGTCATAGATCTTCCTGAAGATGTCTGTTTCAGAAAGATGAACATTTGAGCACACCCACTTACGAACCGATGAGAAATCCTTGTTTCGCATTGCTGCGATCAGAGTCTTGATCTCAGCATCATTCACATTGACAAGAATGCCTTCGTCAATCTTACCAGACACAGAATAACGCTGAAGTTCATTCAGAATTCTTCGCATGTCTGGGAAATGCTTCTTGATCAGTTCAGCGATCACATTCATCTCAAACTTTACATTTTCGCCAGTTAGAATGTTAGTGCATCGCCCAAGCATCTGTGCCGCAAGCATTGCCTTTTCCTTCTGATCTACCGTAAAGTCAATACAGGTGCATCGTGAATGAATAGGCTCAATGATGCGAGACTTGTAATTACAGGTCAGAATGAACCTACAATTGACTGAAAACTCCTCAATAGCACCACGCAAGGCTGGCTGAATGCTCTGGGCGTTTGAATAGTCAAACTCGTCCAGAATCACCACCTTCTTGGCCTCGGTGAAGGAAACGGTGCTGGCAAACTGCCTGATCTTGGTTCGGAGGGTGTCGATATTGCCATTCTCTGAGCAATTGATCAGAATATAATCCGATCCAAGTTCATTGCAAAGTGCCTTGGCAACAGTGGTCTTTCCAGTTCCAGCGGTTCCAGACAGTAGAAGATTTTGAGGTTCTCCTTTAGCAACCATGTCCTTGAAGGACTTCTTCAAGGACGATGGCAGGATACACTCGTTGATTGTTTGGGGTCGATACTTCTCGACCCAGAGAAATTCAGTGTTGTTCATGGTTACTCAGTATAGCGAGAGTTAGGTTCCATTGCAAACCAATAGTTCAGTTCAATATTCTGATTTGAGAATTGCGCTGCAATGTTCTTTGCAAAAGAAATCTCATAATCACCAGGCAGAACTCGAATATTCTCCATCTTGAAGTTGAGTTCAAACTCAGCCCCGTCCGCATTTCCTTCAAGTTCAACCGTATAACTGTTGCTCGTAGGATCCTTGAGGTCGGTTACGATGGCGTTGATTGTAGTTCCCTGACTCCTAAATGAGATGTCTGGGAGCTGAAGTACCGATGAGATTCGGGAAAGATCATCGAACATACCCTCTTCCATCACCGTCTTCACGGTGGTAGGTGGCATGTTTACGCTCTTGCTGGGATAAGTGAGAAGACGAGGTTCAGAATAGAAATAGTTCACAACAGAACCACTTCCACTCTGGCCTCCGTAGATCTTCACACTCTTCTCACCAAACTCAAATACTGGATTGGAGAATAGACTCACAACCCCGAGAAACTTGTTAAGATCCCAGATTCCAAACTCCACGTCAAATGTTTCTTCGATGACTGCCTCTGCCATTCCGCTTCGAGAAGGAGTAATCGTCTTGATCACATTTCCAGGCTTGATCAGAATATTTGAATTCATGCCTGCAAAGTTCTTCAGGATTGACAGGGTTGCCTTGCTAATCTTGATGTCTGTAGATGTCATGACGAGTATTATAGCACATTATTCGAACTCGTCAAGGTCATCCTCGTCGAGATGAGAAAGATTTCCTTCTACGAAATTTCTCAGTTTGTTCTTATAGTCGTTTCTTTCAGATGATCGTTCTTTATCCTTCACACGACGATCAAAATTCTTTGAGGAATGACGATGTTCACCCTTACCATTTCTGTCTGTATTTTTTGCCATTTTTTCTCCTAAAATTCTACCCAGTGATGGCCGTTTTCATCTCTTATTCTCATGAATAGACGGCCTATAGTCGGATTCAACCACCTGTCTCCTTCGTTGTTAGATTGTGGTTCTGTGGTTGAATAGTAGTATCTTCTGGCTACTTCCAGTTCCTCCCAGCCAGACTCCACGCTGGCAGGAAGGACACCACTCAATACCTTTGTGGCAATGTATCTTTTCCCATTATATTCAACGATATCTCCAACTTCATATATCTTTAAATTACCAATGGCATCGTACTTGCGATACGGGCCAACGAGATAAAGTTGATTTTGTAATACTGACATCCCTATATTTATGACTTCAGTAGTTTACTGAAGTTGCTCTTCTTTTCGAAGGACATGACGCTGGTGAATTTATCCAGAATCTGGTCTGCCTTATGGCTTATGACAAAAACATTTGAGTTGATACCAAGATTGTTCAAAAGCTTCATCACCTCATCTGTTCCTCCAGAATCAAGAGAGGAATCAAACACTTCGTCAAGAATGAGAAGATTGCAATTTACACTATTCTTTAGTTTTGCAATATCCCTCCATGCCAGAAGCAGAGCCAGATCTATTCTCATTTTCTCACCTTCACTGAAATTCATGTAGGTGAACTCATCGCGGTGTCTACTCTTGATTGTCTCGTTGAAATCCTCATCCAGATGAAACTGTGCAAAGAAATCCATGGAAGACAGATACTTATTGATCTGCTTGTTCATGGCTGGAAGATAATGCTTGATAATCTTGGATTTTACTCCACCATCTCGAATGACTTCAAAAGCATACTCATAGTTTATGAGATCGTCCTTTTTAGTTTCCTTCTCGTTCTCAAGTTGATGTAGTTGAATTGTCATTTGCTCAAGAACAGTTTTTTCTTTTTCAATCTCAACAGTAGAATC